AGCAGCATCATCGCCTGAGACATAAACACGCGTCTTATGAGAAAGCGGCACACCGATAACCTTGGACGCATGCACAAGTGCACGTATGATTGTAAAACCGGTAAACTTCGTGTTATGATTGGTAGTTGCAGAGTTACCAGAATATACGGCACTATTAACACTATACTGTGACCCATTACGATCAACTGCACGATATGTGTTGTGTGCGCTCATTGCGGCAATACCGATGGCGTCACGACCACAAAGTCGGTCGCCTTCAAGCATGACAGCCTTAAGCTGTGAAACAAATGAAGAATCATGCTTTACAGTATCCTGAGAGCACGCAATGAAGTGCTCGCCTGAACTTAATCCATCAATCTGTGTGGTGAATATTTTACCAACATCGACAAAGCTCCTACCGCAATATACAATTGTATTAACGCCGTTCCAGCGTGCTGAAAGACGTTCCTGCTCAGTAGCAGTAAACGGTGCGGTAACAACATTGAAGGTGTGGTCAAGCGCGGAGATGAGCCGCCCAGCTTTAAATGGCTGAAGCGGTTGTGTCACGAGCGGATCGTCAAGCCACTCGCCTTGTAGCAACACTTCACGCTTAACATGGACTTTTGCTGTAGTCCTGACTTCACCACCCGCGCACACACGTTCGTATGCACGGCGTTGTTCAGCAACCTGTCTTGCTGAAAAACGAGTAGAGGAATTCCATTGGTTGAAGGGCATTGCGACAAGTGGCTCGTCCACAATGGGCAGCATCTCTATCTGCCCATCAGGAAAGAGGTAAAACTTGCGATATGGATCGTTAGTGTACGTATGCAAATTACTAGGCTCAAAGTAAGTGCATGCCTTAGTTATACCAATTGAAAAGAGAACCACAAGCCAACGGAATTCTTCTAAAGCCACAAGAAAAGTGTGTTGCGGCACAAGCATGCGCACGCGCGACATGCGTTCCATGAATGCAACAAACACATCACTCGTGGTAGTTGATGGCACCAACGGTTGTCCAGTGGAAAATGCCTTAAAGAATGGGACAAGCCGTGTAGTATGATCGACCTTGGTGTCATCAACATATTCTTGATCGTTAGAGAGCTTAACTTCCAACGAAGGTTCGATGTTTGGGTCGGCAAATGTACGATGCTGAGCTAATCTAACACTCCAATCGTATGCTGATGTGCGCCCACGTGTTGGCAGGCGCACACTAGCAGACATGTCATATCGCTCAGTTGACACAGCAAATTGCCTAGTAGTGTCAATTCGTGACATCGCACCATACATATGTGCAATATCAGCGATGTTGTCCGACTCTTTACGTTCGACGATTTCACTATGTGAAGTCGTCTTTTCATCGAATTCCTGTTGTTCTGCATGTTGCAGGTCCTGTGCCACGCGTGATGGCATGGCCTGACGCTCAACCGCTTGCACATTGCGTGTGTCGGTTGTAGGTGGCACACGTGGTACCACATCAAATGTTATACTATATTCGGTGTCTGGTGACATGCCTCCACGCAGCGGCAAAGCCTCAGACAATGTACGAGTATTCCATGCATGACAGAACCATGTTCGCCAAGAGCTTTCGTTGTATCGATCGGCATTAGAACGCACGAATCGAAACCTTGAACGATAATAGGACACCAAGCCTACGATAATCAACATAACTGAAATATAATAACGTGTCACGTAGGCAAAGAACATCCAAGCTGGTACTTGGTCGAGCATGTCGGGTGTGGGTATATCAAGCTGTGTTAGGGCAAAATTGAAAGCAAATGTTACCCAATCTAACTGCATTGACAACACATACAGGCCCACACCCAATAGCGATAACGTCAGTCCACTAAAGATTTGTGGTGGCACAAGACGTAATGATGAATTCAATAGTTGTAAATTGTTGCTGTTCGAAAACACAATAGTGTTTAAAGCATCAATTTCGTATTGCACATTTAGACAAAACCCTAAACAACAAGCAACAAAAATTGCGTGTTGAGTCTGTTCAGGGCGAGCTCGTGTGTTACGTGCAGAAATCATCATGTGAGCACGCAAACTATGAAATGTTTCTTGTGTTCGCGGTTTTCCACTAACATAGTTTGCAGCCTCGTAAACTGCTGAATTATCAACATACCACTTAGTAGTGTCCCCAGTGACATACACCCAACTGCCCATAAGAGTGTAAACACTAGAGTGTGGCACATCAACGAATAAGTTATCAAGCGCAAAACGATCACTTGTAACGAAGAACTTCCGAAACTGAGCAGCGGACATGTTACCCATGGCAGTGGGTGACATGAACTGTTCCAGCGAATAATTTGGTGTGGGTGGTCTTAATAACCGTGGTCCGAGATTGCAACACTTAAAATCGTGTTGTTCAATCTCACCAATATTAGAGCGTTGCCAAGTCATGTATGTTCCATTTTCAATTTCACGATCATACACACCACATTGGAGCCATTTACACTGATATCCATGATGTTCACCATAAGGGTGTGTGTCACGAATGCGTATCTTCCCTTGACTGACAGAAGATAACTCATAATGGCGGTCACCACAAAACAAAGTATTATTGTAGTGGAAATAAGTTGGTGCATAAGATAGGCCAATTTGTTGGCGTGAAAAGAAAACTAGACGACTCAGGAGTGTCGGATCAACAGTTTGGATTGAATCAAGACAAACAACAACATCGTAAGCGCGTGTGATTGAAAAGTTATTGCCTTGATCAATGTAATGGCGCTCACCTTGGCTTGAAGACCAGAAGATGGCGTCATAGTGCGTTCGCGTGGAAATGGCGATATCCACGTCGCGACTGTAACGCACAGAACGTCCGCCCAGCCATAAAATGCATGAGTCAGCGTACTTGGCAATGACCAGTTGTGCTACGATGTAGTACACAACATCAAGAATGCAGGTCACGCCGCGAAAATCATCAATGCTGTTTCGGTGAGGGATAAATCGAAACCCTGGGAACATTGATGAGATATAAGAGAAAATTGTGTCAGTCAGCACAAAGGGTAAAGGCATGTCAACAACGTTTTGAACCACTTCAATGTTGGCATGAGATAGATGGAATATTTGAGCACGCTGTGGTGCGTTACCAGCCTGGCGATTGGCTGCGGTGGCCATATGTGACAAATTGTCACGCCCAAATGTTTGAGAAGTTATTAACGACATGTGGAAGACTAGTTCGAAGGAAAGTCAATTCTCCGGCATGTTTCATTGTTCCGTAGAGCCAATCAAGATGCATCACGAAAACAACTATTATGCCGTCCATCTAGAAAGTCGCACACGAAGAGAACTTCGTGTGCTAACTCGCCCCAACACCCATCACTGGTAATGCATAACTGCCATACTGTGATAGTAGCCGTAGCCTCGCGAGTATCGTGTGATCAACCTAGCATGATCTCCACCCAAACATGCGGAAACACTCACGCATGCATGGAAGTCTTGCGACCCGCATTGTCCCACTAAACTCCAACTAACGTTGGTAGACAATGGAAAACCTCCACCTTTC